TATTCTGCGGGCTTCTACGTCCCTGTTTTGATTTTATGTTATTGTTTCGTACCTTCAGAAGACTTTCTCCAAGTGTTTCTGGGCTCAAACTGGCTGCGTTACCAGATTCTCCAGTATAGAAACTATCTCCCCTTTTAATATCAACCTTCGGATATTTGCCAAATGCTCCCTTTTTGATTGCATAAGGGACTCCAACCACTGCAAATTCCATCGCTAATTGTAGTATAGCCTCTTCCAAACTCACATTTCCGCCTTTTAAATATTCACCAATTAAAGGTCGTTTCTCTGCGACAACATAATCGAAATACTTATCCTGAGTCTCCTTATCAAACTTTGTAGTTGATGTATCAACTCCTGATCTTGTTAAGTATTGTTGAAAACCCTCCATCGAATCTTCAATGATTTGATACTTACCAGCTGCTGAAATTTTCTTATCTTTTTGTGCTTGAAATACTTCATCAACGGTCATATCCGTCAAATTTCTACCTAGAACTGATATAGCACCATCTGGTGTATCGCCTGCCACACCTCTATTGACAGAATTGAGATTACCTTCACCACGACTAATCAAATCTCTAAGATTACCAGACGGTGGAGGGGGCCCTGGTGGGTCTTTCATACTGTTCTTTATTGCATTTACAACCATGCCTCCAATTTCTAATGCAAAAGAAAATAATGTCGCTTCCAAAAACCCCTGAGTCATTCCTTGAACTCTACGTTTACCTTTTTCAAGTTGTCTGCCAAAGAATGATCTATTTTGATCGGCGCCTCTACCCGCCCTGCCTAGAGATTGAAATTTGTCTCTCATTGATAAAGCTTGTTCTCTACTCTTAATTAGCTCATCTCGATATTTTTTCTCTAATGATGCACTATCTCTCATCGCTTTAGTTACCGCAGCGATGTTTGCGTTAATTCTTTCAACTTCTAAAAATAGTGACCCCAAATTACGAACAACTGTGCCTCTAGGTGCCTCAACGATTTGAGGCACAATTGTTTGTTGTGGAATGATTGATCCAGTGGTTGACGAGACCATTGGTTCAGGGAAGAAAATATTAGGTGCATCATCAACACCATAGTCATATCTTAATTGGCCGCCACCGACAAATTCTGCAGCTCTCTGTTTTCTTTCGTCTTCTAGAATTTTTAATACTTCATCCGTGGTCGGTTCCTGTTTTGCGAACATCCGACCGACCATATCGGGTATGTTCTTTTTGGCGGCATCAGCCACGCCAATTTTTAACATATCCTGAAAAAGTTTGCCCAGCCCGATCGCCATTAACCTAAACCGTGTTCTTGTTGATTTTTAAGTTTCTCAGCTTCAAGGTAATTTCTCAGGAGATTGACATAGATTTCTCTCTCCCAGGGGATCATATTTTCAATCTCTGTCAAAGAATATTTATGGTACTGCATCAAAGAAAAGTTGAGTTCATAGTATGACTCAGCTGAAATGTGAGCCATACCTATGCGAAAAAACTTGACAATCCCTCCAGAACAACCTCTGATTTGATCTTTGTGACTGGGTTTTCAACTTCTACCGTGTGACTTAACTTTGGCATCGTGTCAAAGAACTTTTCAATCTGTCTAAACTGTGACGAATTGAATTGTTCTACAAATTCAACCAATTCTTTTTGTGTGCAATCAGATGCAGACCAGGCCTCATCCTCACTAAAAACCATATCAATGCAAGATGCAACCAACGCAAAGGTATTATCCGCAGTACCCTTGAAGTCAAAGTTTTCTGAGATGAATTGGTCCAGTGAGGGATATTTCATTCTCAATGTATAAGTGTCATCGATCTTGATGTCTGATGAATGGTCATCTCTTTTTTTGACGGTAATTTCGTCGATAAAAATCTTTTGCACGACTTCAGTTACACCATCGTCTGGACAGGTGATGATGATATCCACACTCTCACCAACTGACTTTGCACGAACATTAAGGAACAAATATTCGATGTCAAACGTTGGTAGTTTGTCAATCTTGATGCCTGATGTCAATACACAGTTCTTGAGGACATCTTTGATTGCTCTTGTAATATCTTTGAGTTCACCACTTTCAATAGCAAGAATCAGAATCTTTTCTTCTTTAACTAAAAATGGCCTATATTTGATCGTTTTCTCAGTGGACGGCAGGGTCAACTCATAGGTAGGAGTTGTGATTGTAGGTAAAGGCATAATATTTGGATCAGTGAGTTATTTAGGGGGCGTATTGATATTCGGGCCCTTGAATACATTTGGATTGGCTTCAATTACTTCAGATAATTGTGCTAGTGTAGGTCTACCATCCTGAATAGGAACCTGATATGTCTCCCCGTTTGGTCTGGATAATTCAACGAAACTAATGAAGGATGCACCATCAAGATAACCAGGAAAAAGTTTAAGTCTGGTCACATTATCAATTGTATAACGATCATATCTAAAAGTTACACTAAGTTCAATAGCTGCCTGCCCTTCATAATTGACTGGAACAGATGCAACAGAGTAAGGCCAGGCTCTCAGAACCCGATATGTTGTAAGAGTGGCTCGTTTATAAACTTCATTCGTAAAATCAAAATCTGCAGCAACATCACTAAAAAATTTATCTTTATTAAATTTATAAATCGTGATTCCACATTTATAATCATCAGGATAATTAAACCTTTTTGTTGCGTTGCGGGAGTTTGCACCAAGAGTTGGATTGATTAGTTCATTCCAAATCTCAAAGAATCTAAGAACATTATACTCTCTATCAACATAAAAAGTCAATGTAATATCATCATATATTCTTGATAACGCGACTCTCTCAGTAATCCCTTGTCGATCTCCAGAAATCTCAACATCGCCGAATGAGGATCCAGGTAAGACCGCATCTTTCACATATAAACCAAGATCTTCATTAATGAATTCAATTGTGAGTCCTGCATCAATTGCCTCACTTGTTACTTTCGTATTAGTGCTGAAAACAACTTGATAAGTATTGTCAAGAGCAACTGTAGAGAATCTTGACTTGATATCGTCTATCTGATAATTCTTGAGTGGTGACATTGAATTCTAAATAAGATACCAGCCAGATGTTTTTATTTATGAGTTACAGTGGGAAGTATAGACCTTCCAATCCTAAAAAATATAGAGGAGATCCAACTAATATCATTTATAGATCATTGTGGGAACGTCGATTTATGGTTTATTGTGATGGTAATGAAAATATTCTTGAATGGGGAAGTGAAGAATTCTTTGTTCCATATAAGGATCCTGTGAGTGGTAAAAAACGAAGATATTATCCTGACTTTTACATTAAGTATATCGATACAACTGGTAAGATGCGTCGAATGGTTGTTGAGATCAAGCCACTAAAACAGTGTAAAGAACCAGATCCAAACCCTCCAAGAAAAACAAAGACTTGGATTAATGAAGTCTATACGTGGGGTACTAATCAGGCTAAGTGGAAAGCTTGTAAAGAGTTTTGTGATGACCGTCTCTGGGAATTCAAAATTTTTACAGAAAAAGAATTAGGTATTAAATGAGTATCGCATCAATCGTCAAGTCTGAAGCTGGAGGTCGATTCCAAAACAAAGATTGGTATCGACAGACGCTTGCCAAAGTTTTGAATAATTATCAAGGTGAAGAGTATGATTCGCCTGGCGAACTTGGTGAGGTATCTGGTTCATTTCAGGCAGGAGAGACATATTTCTTCAATTACGTTGCAACAAAACCTCTTAAATTAAAGTATTACGATCAATATCCCCTCACGTATATTATTGATATATTTGGCGATGGTTTTCTAGGTGCTAATTTACATTACATCCCACCAAGAGTTCGCCTAGGCATTGCGGGATCTCTTCTAAATAATGCAGATGGTATTGTTGTGCCCAATAAGACTCTACATAAATATTATTTCCGTGGGGTCCAAGGCACTGTAATGAGAGTCCCAGAAAAAGAGATGCCTGAGGTGTCAGTGTTACCCACCGATAAATTTGTTTATCCCGATGGTCGTGACTTCCCCACTAGAAGAGTCTGGGGGAATCTGTAATGGCAGAGACGAAAGACGAAGCTCTTGGATTACAAAGAACGTCAGCAGGCGTAAGTTATTACATTAAAAGAGACGCTGTTGCTGATACATTTTCAGTTGTTTTAGCAGATGCTACTGAGTATAGATCTAATACTGGAACGACCGCATATCAAGTTAAAAATGTAACTAGTCAAAAAACTATAGTCACTGTGCCTCCTGAAAACAGAGGTGCAGTATTTGATCATAACTTGATAATTCGATCAGGGGGAAATCCATTTATCAAAGACACTTTAACTCAGGGGTTGAGATCTGTATCAGATGAGAGAGTGGCCGTGGTTCAAAGAGGCGCAGAAAAAACTCTGCCTGAGATAAAAACTGGTTCCGCTCTAGAGGGTTTCAAGAGAAAAGAAGTTGAGGCAGTGGCTGGTTTCTTTAGCCCTGCAAACCGCGCGGGTAGAAATTTTGATACTCCAAATACAAGAAAAGAAAAAATAGGTGGTGGGGGCGTGTTGAAGTATCCCTTAGATATGGATACAACTATTCAAGATTTCCTCCAAATTGCAATTTTTGGTTATAAACCAGGAGGGATACCTGGTATTAGAGAAGGGACAGATCAATCTAGATTCGCAAGACAAAGATTGGAAGAGCCTAGAGAAATCATACAAATTCCCATCCCAAACGCAATTGCTGACTCAAATGCAGTCAATTGGGGCGGTGCTGAAATGACCAGTACATCTGGAGAGGCAGCAGGAGCAGTCGTTGGTGCGTTACTTGGGGGAACTCCAGACAAAAATCTCTTCGAAGCAGGGGGTGAACTATTAGGGGGTGCGGCCGACTCAATCGCAGCTGGTCTTGCTGATCCCTTTATAAGAAGAAGAAAAATAGCAAGCACAATCGCCGCTGGTCTGTCAGCTCTCCAGGTAAATATCGATGTCAACCAAGCAATCACTAGAGTCGGTGGTGTAATTGAAAATCCAAATCTTGAACTTCTTTTCACGGGGCCAAGTCTTAGAACATTTCAATTTTCAATTAGATTCAGTCCAAGAAATAACAGGGAATCTGCGCGAGTTCGTACCATTATCAGAGTCCTGAAAGAGAGATCCGCTGTTAAAAAAGGTGTCACAGTAGAAGGACTGGTTAGTGCTAGCTCTAAAAATCTTCTACTTGGCACTCCAGATGTATTTCGACTTCAATATCGAAAAGCTGGATCTAAAGGTCTTGGCGCTGCCTCAGATATTAAAGGATTAAATAAATTTAAAACTTGTGCACTCACTAATATCTCTGTGGATTACACGGGTGGGGAGGGTAGATATGCTGTCTATGATTTAGATAGTCAACCAATCACGACTGTGGTCACACTGGCTTTTTCAGAACTTGTTCCTCTTTATGATGAAGATTATCGGGGTCAGAGTAAAGAATTCACTCAAGGTTTCTCAGACGACGATGTAGGTTTCTAATGGCTAACTATTTTAAAAACATTCCCAACTTAGATTATCCCTCTCTACTCAATGATAGACAAGGTAGTTCTGATACTGTGCGTGTCAAGAATCTCTTTCGTAGAGTTGTTGTAAGAGATGACTACTTTACAAAATTTGTTAATTTCACCAAGTACAAAATTGTCGGTGATAATAGACCTGATATTACATCTGAAGACGTGTATGGAACACCAGATCTTGATTGGTTAATTATGACTGCCAACAACATCATTGACATCAAGAATGACTGGCCAATGACAGAGTTTGATCTTAATTTATACTTAAATGAAAAATACACACCTCAACAGTTGGTAGAAATTCATCACTATGAAACAATTGAATTCAGAGATTTTGAAAATCAATTAATTGTACAAGGCGGTCTTTCAGTTGATGAAAACTTTACAGTTCAATATCTCAGAGGTGGACAGATTCGTAGAGTATCACCAATCAAATCTGTTTCTTATTTTGAGTATGAACTCAACAGAAATGATGAGAAAAGAAATATCAACATTATTGATAAAGAGTTCGTTCCTATCGTCATTAAAGACTTTGAAAATATTATGAAATATGGTCAATCTTCGCAGTTTGTCACAACTGATTTGAAGAAGACAGAGAATATTCGGATTACTGGGTAACCATATACCGCGCAGTATATGGCTAAAAAAACTGGGGCGACCCTGGCGGGTCAAAAAGCCCCAGAAATTTTTTTCACACTATTTTTGAAAAACGATAACGATTTCGTTGGCCGTCACTCTTCAGCTAGT